TAACAGACAATGCAGGTAGCTATTCTGAGCCAAAGAACGTTGAGTGTTCTTTTTCTTCAGTTCAACGTATTCATTCTTCAGAACCATCTGATTACAGGCTTCCTTGAACTTCTTTCTGTCATAAACGTTCTTCAAATTATAGAGTGCCATAGTCTAAACTTTAAAATGGTAAGTCGTCATTATTACCTTGAATAGGGTTTCCGTTCTCATCTATTGCGGGAGGAAAATTTGAAGCTGCGTTTCTTTCCGATTCCATAGGTGCTTGTTGTGCGCTTGGTTGACCTGCACCTTGTGTAGTGTTAGGCTGGTTGTTATTTGGTGCCTGTACGGTCTGATTTCCACCTTGTTGCTGATTATAACGAGATTGGTATTTCTCGACTTTATAACCTTGAACGTTTGTGAAGTATCTGACTTGTCCATCTTTCTCAGAGCGTGAACCATTCAAGGTGAATGATACTGTTACAATATCACCAATATTGAATCCGTTCAGATCGTCAACGTGATTGCCTGTAAACTCGAATTTTGGATAGTTTGCCCTCTCTATCTGACCTGTGAACTGGTTGCGATAGGAGCAATCCAAGACAAGCTCTCTTTTTTTGAAGACTTTGTCTTGATAGGGAATACTCTCCGTATTCCCTATATGCTGAATAATTCCACTAATCTGAAATGCCATTTTTACTGAACATTAAAAGTAATACCATTGTCACGCATGAATGTTTCAAGACCTCGCAAAACTTCCTCAGTAGCTTCTACCGAGTAAACCTTAGTGATTGTTGGAGTAGGTGGAGCGACCGCCTGCCCCATGGCTGCTGCAAAGGCATCGGCTGCGTCCGCTTCCTCCTCATTCATCTTACCGATAGTTTTCTGTTCCTCCTTTTCATGCTCGTTCTGCGTATGAGCTTCGGATGCTTCCTCAGCTTGCTGTGCTGGTGATGGAGTAGGAGGCGCAGACTCTTCGTTCTTCTTAGCTGCTACATCACGCTGTTCTTTCAGCTTGTTAGCATAGATGATGGTCTCCTGCAGATTAAGGTTCTCCTTGTATCTGGTTGCAAGAACATCGTAGTCCTCAGAGAACGACTTCAATGTTTCCAAGTCTCGCTTGATGCTATCAACTTTATCATTGATAGCTTTTTCGATAGACTTCATCGAAGTTGTCTTATTGAGCCATTTGTTATCAAAAATAAGGTCTAACTTAATGCCCATTACTTCAACACCACATTTCTCTGCAAGCTTTTCGATTTCTTCACGCTTCGCATTTTTTGTGCGCTCCTCATCTGCCTTGATAATACCATCAATAGCTAAAACAGCATTCTTGATGAGCTTGCAAGTCTCATTACAGGTTGTCTTAAACTCCTCAAAAGGCTTATTCCAAACCTTTTCAAGCTCCTTACGCTTATCGTCAAGTGCTTTAGCTGCCTTGTTAAGCAAAGCCTTGTCTTCCTTGCACTTTGGTATGTCGTCAGCACTATAATTACTGATGTCGTACATCGGAAGAGCCTGTTCGACTCTTGCCTTTACTTCCTTGATATTGGTGGTGAGCTGACCGATGGTCTCTCTGCTGACAACCAATTCAATATCTTTCTCTTGTAGTGCTGTAATCTCCATAGTCTTTATTTCTTCTGCCATATTAAGCTAAATTGAATATTTTCTTATCTTTGATTAAACTTCTGTTATCAAGCAAGAATCTTATTAAATCCTCGCAATGTTGAGTGAGTAGAGGTATATCTCTTTCTGGGCTAAACGTATAACTTTCTGTGTAATTTCGGTAATACGTCTTGCCTATTTCTGAGATATTGTATTCAAAGTCTATTATATTACACCCATTCTTCATTAGAGCATAAGGATAAACTCGATGTTGCCAATGTCGCTTGTAGTTTCCGACTGCATACTGACGTGTTGTTTTCAGATCATGAGTGCAGAACGGCATTAGGTAATCTATGTAGCCATATAGAAGGACGTTCCCGTACATAGTTGGCAATACAGCTTGGATATACTGTTGTGGTAACCCTCCTTTGTAATAGTCTGCATAATGACGAACCAAGTCCATAGGAAAAATGAAGTCACGCCCATTTAAAGTTGCTTTAACTCCATATAAATTTCCTTCGCTATCGTAAACCCTTACGATTTTCATCGTTTCCGAGTTTTGATGTTTGACCATGCAGTCAATAACCTCATTGAACGCAGTACCCTTATCTGCTGCTTCGCTATCGAATGGAACTCTATTAATCTTGTCTATCAGCGACTGGAATTGCATCTGCTTAAATTCTTCGCAAGTATGAGGTGGATTCTCAGACCAACCCCAATACTTGCTCCAAATTAAATCACTATCAAGATAGTTCTGATAAGCGTCTAACAATGTCGCATAGAACCTAAACTTGACCTGTTCCATAGTTATGCTGCTTGTGGGTCTTCATATTGCTTGGTATCCTTGTTGTACTTCAACTTCAAGGCAGTCACCTTCTTCGTGAACAAGTCACGTGCGTGAAGGATAATAGAGTTTCCGAGATTAGCATAATCTTTGATATGTGTAATGAAGTAATTCGCTCCGTTTGCATCGGTGATTTGTTCAACACTTACCTTGATTTCTTCCAAAGCTTCATTGTACTCCTTGACTTTCTGCTCCTTCTGCTCAATCATTGACTTGTAGCGAGCAAGAATCTGAGTGCCGATGAAGTTGTTTGGAGCTGTTGGCTGACCATTGGCATCAAGGATAGTTGGTATCTGCATACAGCCTGGCAACTGACAAGTATTCTTTCCATCATTGCGTGATGTTGGGTCAAACGTGATAGTTCTGATTTGCTGTCCGTTCTCATTGCGCATTTCGAGATAACCGAGCAAGTCAAGGTCTGTAACGATGCTGTTATAGTTCTTCTCTCTAAGTGCAGGAACATAGACCGTGCTATCACCTTCCTTTCGGGTGTCACGATGAGCGACAAAAACAATATTCTTGTTAAGTGATGAGAGAGACGATGTGAACCACTTGAAGTCATTATTGATTGTTCCCCAGTCTTGTATCTGAGGGTTGCGACCATTACAACGATACTGAATAATGTAGTCAATCATCTTTCCAATAGTATCAACAACGATAGTATCGAACTCTGCCAAGTCATTCTTGTTGTAGTTCAACAAGTTCATGATGTCTTGCCAACTATTAATCTGTACGATACCTACGCTATCATCCAAGTGTGCGGTGTTAACACGCTTGACTCCGTTATCAAAGTCAAGCAACAAAGGTTTTGGAGCGGAGAGGGCAAATGTCGACTTACCCATACCTGCCTGTCCATAAACCATCATCTTAACATTCTGTTGAATTGCAATTTCATTGCTTCTTTTAATTAATCCCATTGCTCTTAGTGCTTTAAATTATTAAAAATATTATTATCTTTTGCTAGCTTTACAAACTCGCCCTTATCGTGTACACCTAGCTTGCAGTAAGCTGATCTTACATGCTGCTTAATGGTGTTCGGTGATAGACAAAGCTTATCGCCAACTTCTTCTTTCGTTAAACCTTGATAAATAAGGTTCATTACCCTTTCTTCAGAAGGTGATAGCTTGGAGTTGAACTTTGGACAACATATAATTCCTTCGTTCTTACATTCTCCTCGCAGTGGGCATTCAACTTTTTCAAAGTTAAACCTTCCGAGATTATCAATATCGTAGGTGGTTGTATCAAGCTTTCCGAAGTTGCATTTACAGAATCTTCTGACTATCAAGAACTGATAATAAGGAACATTCATTGCACTCTTCTGATACTCCTTGGATAAAGCCTTATAAGCTTCGGGGTATCTTTCTCGGATAACATCTATCATTTTCTTAATGACATCTGTATCTTTTTCCGAGAGTGCTTGATTTTCGTTACCATCCTTAATGAACCATAGTTCATCATCAAACATATAAAACTCTACTGCCATAGCTGTTCTTTTGGTATTCCAGTGATTTCGGACAGTTTTTTAATCTGCCACTCTTCCATCGGTCTTGTATGACCTTTAGTCCAGTTTCTAGCAGTTGTAAACGATACATCGCATTCTGCCATAATGCGTTGTATGAAATCCTTCTTGGGGTAAGAGGACTTAGGCAGATTCTCGTAGTAATCCAAAAGGGTCATTTTCTGCCTTTTTTCTTCATTTTTATTTGCCATACAAATATTTTTTTCTAATTTTGCATTGTTATTTTAATATTCACGGCACAAAGATAGGAATAATATTTGTAATATCGGTACAAATCATTAAGAAATCTCTGTATTTTAACTTTTGTTATACTTATGACGGCAAAAGAGGTTATTAACGCTATCCTTATGCAAGAAAATATAACTGGTTCTCAGCTTGCTAAGGATATGGGGCTAAATAGACCGCAAGCGGTTTATGACATCCTTAATGGTAAGGTTTTAAAGGTGAGCGCAAGAATGGCTAATCTTATCCATTCAGCCAAGCCTATGTACAATATCGACTGGTTGTTGACTGGTAAAGGAGATATGCTTAACGATGATATTCCTGCAACATCTATTAGAACAGAAAAGCCAAATGAACAAATAGATTCGCTTTCGGTTATCAATCGCCTTATCGAAATCAACGCACAGAAAGATGTGGAGATAAGAGAACTACGACAGGCATACGAACACCTTGCAAGATGTTTCGAGAAGCTCACCAATGGAGGGACTATTTCTCCTGCAGACAAAAAAGCGATTTCTATATAATCAACGTTCACGGAAAAGTCTATAGTGTATGAAACTTACGTCAACGCCAACGGGTATGGCTATAACAAAACGCTTCTTTCTTGCTCTTGATGTTGCTATCAATCAGCGTAAAGCTAGAGGAATACGTTCTTTTACGGAATCTCATGGTATCAACTATTGGAATTTCTCTACGTTTAAGAAGTGTCCTGACGGCAGAGCTATCAAATCTGAATGGCTTGCCTGGATAGTTGAAGATTATGACGTCAATGCTGAATGGCTGTTGACAGGTGTAGGTATGATGTTTAAAATTCAAAATAACCCTTAAAATTTCGCTTATGAGACGCTTACTTTCTTTGGTAGTAGAATTATTGGTTTGTTTGACTTGTGTGGCTTTAGAACCGCAGGAAATCGCTATTGATACTCTTTCTATGAGTTTTGGAACGCAAACTGAGCAAATTCATTCGCTTTATGGGGCAGGTGACTTTGTTATCAACAAGGATGCCACAGACTGCGCCCCTATGCTAGTTGAACACTCTGTTTCTGTGAGGGAAGGCAAACTGTCTGTTGATGCAGGTTTCGAAGATGAACTTTCCTTCAAGATAACTTCTTGCAGTTATGAAGCAGGCAAGGTCTTTGCTGACCGAGGTAATGTTGATGTGTATCGCCTAGTTTGCCAAGAGCTTGATGATAACGTTCCTTCTAAGTTGGTAATCACCATTCAAAAAGTTAAGGATGGTGCTAGAACTGAAACTATCGTCACCATACCAAGGTATGATGAATATGGAGTAATCTCTAGCATCATGATTTTGCATTAGAGCAACCGCCCAAAAACTTCTCGCGCGCACGTTAGTATATTATAATTATATATAATAATAAATATATACTATAAAAGAAAGATACTAACTTCGTTAGTACAAAAGAAAAGTTTTTGGGAGGTGTGTTAGCGAGTGTGTTGGCAAGTGTGTTAGCTGCATTTTCTAAATCTCTGTAACGTATTAATAATAAGCGTTTTAAGGTGTGTTAGCGGTGTGTTAGCGAGTGTGTTAATGAGTGTGTTAGTTTGTTCAAGTTAATATGTCATTATTTATTACCAGTGTGTTGGCAGTGTGTTAGTTGCTTTTAAAAAATCTTTGTAAGTAACTGATATATAGCTGTTTAGAGTGTGTTAGCAGTGTGTTGGCAAAAATGGGCGGTGTGTTAGCGAGTGTGTTAGCTGCATTTTCTAAATCTCTGTAACGTATTGATAATAAGCGTTTTAAGGTGTGTTAGCAGTGTGTTGGCGAGTGTATTGGCTGTTTCTTCTAAAATTCTACAAAAAATCCCCCACTATCTTCACAGATAATGAGGGATAAAAACAATACATCTATTTATTTCTTTCTTGCCCATTCCTCAAATGCGTTGTAGATGCCTGTTCTGATAAACAGCATATCGCCACTACCATCGCCCCACCAATCATTACAATGTGAAATATATCTACCTATTTGATTGTGGTTTATTGGGCATAGTTTCTTATACATAGAGCGGAACATTGAAGATACTTTTCTTCCACTGAAATGTCCAGCTCTCTTTGCATCATTGGTGCAGTAGCCATACATTGCAACAGTTTCCACATCCCCGTTATCGTTAATAAACTCCCAATCGCTATCACCCCACGAACCGTAGTTAATGGTGTCTTTGAGCAACTGCTGTTCGTCTGCTGTGAGAACAGACACTATTTCCTGTACTTGATTTATTGTTATTTCCATAATTCTATTTAGTTTTGTTTGCCCCATTGGTTAGGCGGGGCGTTACCTTTTGTGTTATTTCCAAAAAATTCAATCCGAATGTGTCTGAACACTCAACGAACTTTCCGAAACGGTCTTTTGTGTGAGCCACATTTTAATATCCTTGCTATCTACCAACAGGTTTTATCATATTTCATACAGCTGCCCTCCAAAACTTCATGATTTCAAGTCCAGTATAGAACTTCTTCATCGTAGCTTTTCTAAATCCACATTTGATAAGACCAAACATGGTGTATTTCTGCAAGGTCTTTCTTGTGATACCAAGCAACTCACAGGTTTCATTGATGCTGTATCTGCTTGTTGCTATCACCTTTGGTTCGTTACTTGTTACTGCCATAATCTACTCCTCCACATTCAAATCTTTCATACAGGATAGACAACAAATAAATCCAATAATAGCAGGTATGAATAGCCAAGTATGGCAGAATACCATAACTGCTATTAGAGAGATACCGAAGCCAATGCAGATTTTTCTGCTCTTATCTGTATGGCTTTTCCAATTAACATCTCGCTTCCATAAATCTATCAATTCAATGAAAGTATTCTTCTTTTCTCTAACTTTTGGAGATTTTTTGCTATTAGTGCATTCCATAACGATGATTTTTTTAATTTAACTTATTGCTCTTAGTGCATCTTAATACATCATTCACACAAAATTCCAATCTTTTTTTGTATCTTTGCATTGTTATTTGTAGAATGACAGTGCAAAGATACAAAAAAATATCTGTAATATCGGTACAAGATTTACAGAAATATCTTAATATTTAGATTATTTAACCTTGCGCATAGTATAATATATATAATAAGGTGTAGAGCAATGGAATTATATAAGACTCTTGAAGAGTTATCTGACAAGGTTGCTAAACTGAGAAATCATGTAGCGACTGAGGAAGCCACGAAGACAGCCTTCGTCCTTCCTTTTCTTGTCTCACTTGGCTATGATATATACAATCCGTTAGAGGTAATACCAGAAATGGATTGCGATATTTCACGCAAGGGTGATAAGGTGGACTATGCTATCAATATTGATTCCAAACCTGCGATGATTGTAGAGTGCAAGCAATGCGAAAAGAGCTTGGATGCTTTTGTTCTCCAGCTAGCTAAGTATTATGTGGCAACTAAGGCTAGATTCGCAATACTAACTAACGGAATAGAATATCGCTTCTTTTCAGATATGGATAGGGCGAACTTAATGGACTCTAAACCATTCTTTGTTTTCGATATAAGCTCTTTTGATAAGCACGATGTGGAATTGTTAGGGAAGTTTCAAAGAAACTGCTTTGACGAGCAGAAAATCATGCAAATTGCAGAAAAAAATTAATATAGAAGAGAAGGTTAGAGCTTTCCTTGAGAATAACGTATTCAAGTGCTCTGATACATTTGTGAGATATATAGCTACCTCCATCGGTTGCAGTTATTATGTAGATGATGTCGCAAGAGAGGTTAGAACTCTACTAAATGACAGATTGTCCATTCCACAGCCAAAAGGAGACAAACCATCACCTATTGCAAATGGAGAAGATTATAAGGCTTATCTTTTAATCAAGAAATTACTGAAAGATTATGCCTACGAAGATGAGATTAAATATACGTCTTTCAAATCGTATTTCACAATCAATAAGTACGGTTCTGTTTGGAGATGGATAGTTCGAATCAAAAGAACGGCAGGAAAAGTCAAGGTGTGCTTCCCTATGGAAGATTACAAAACTAACGAATGGGTTACACTAGACTCGATAGAAGATTTGGCGAATATGCAGGATAGGCTGATCCAGTCTCTCAAAATAGCATCATTCGAAAAATACCATTATACAGCGGTTAAGCACGAAAAACCGCAAATAAACCGCAAGTCTGAAATCGCTTGCTTGTAACTAGTTGAAAATCTGCGAAATCTGAAATTTTCGGGCACGTCTGGTGGACGTGGTGGCACCGTGGTACACGTAACTAATCTTAATGACTCTGGAGCTGGGTCATTGGCAGAAGCGGTAAGCAAGCCCGGACGTATTGTAGTGTTTGATGTTGGTGGAGTTATCGACATCACAAAGTCTAACCTTACTATTGCTTCCAATATTACCATCGCTGGTCAGACTGCTCCAGGTGAGGGTATCACCCTTTATGGTGGCCGTGTAATAGCAGCTGGTAGCTCTAATGTTATCATCCGTTATATACGTATGAGAGGAAGTATAGCAATGAATCGTTCTAAATGTACGCTTACTCTTGACAACTGCGACAAGGTAATTCTTGACCATTGCTCTATTTCTTGGGGACGTTGGGATAATGTGCATATCAAAGATGCTACTAACATAACATGGCAAAACTGTATCATTAGCGAGGGTATTGACCCGCAGCGTTTTGGTGCTATAACCGATGGCACCACAAACTGGACTGTGGCTCATTGTCTTTGGGCTGACAATAAGAGTCGTAACCCAAAGATGAAGTGTGGTATACAATATTATAATAATGTAGTATACAACTATGGCAACGGAATCATTGGTGGACATTCGTCGGCTCATCATTATCAGGATGTGATAAATAATTATTTCATTACTGGTCCGAATAGCGGCTCGTCGAACAAGTATTTCGACCAATGGACAGAAACCGACCATCTATATAGCACAGGAAACTATACCGATGGCAATAATGATGGTGTGCTGAATGGAACGCTTATCACTGACTACAACGGAGCTACACCTATGGCTAATCCTAACTTCAAGACCACACATCCTATGAATCTAAAAACAGCCGAAGAGGCTTATTATGATATCGTAGAGCATGTGGGAGCATCAAGAGTTAGGGATGCACACGACCAGCGTATCATCGACCAATTGACTTCGTTGGGCAAGAAGGGTGCCTTTATTGATGATGAAAGCGGAGTAGGCGGTATCGGCACACTTGCTGGCGGTTCGGCTCTGAAAGATTCTGATGGCGATGGTATGCCTGACGAATGGGAGGATGCTAATGGCACTAATAAAAATAAAAATGATGCTAACGAAGATGCTAATGGCGACGGATATACAAATATCGAAACTTATATCAATAGCCTAGCTCGTAAGAGCGACTATATGATGCCTCCTACTAACGTGAAGGCTAAACTTGCTGATGAGAGTACTGTGGTATTGACATGGGCTAATAGCGATGATGAGGTGGAGAAAACTATTGTTGAACAATCGGAAGATGGCAATAACTATACTCAGATAACTTCGCTCGAACATGGAGAGACTACATATACAGTGAGCCAACTAACTCCTAAACAGGTGTATTTCTTTCGATTGAAGTCTATCAAGGGCGATAAGGAGTCTTCTTATTCAAGTGTGATATCGATAAATGACGAATATATGAGACCTGGAGGTGGTATTCCTGCAGATACTAAGACGTTTACACCAAATCCAAAGAAGCTATATCGTATCATCAGCTATGCTACTGTTGCATACAATTCTGGTACCACTCTCGATGGAACACCTAAATATCTATGTTTTACCAACGATGGTGCACTTGGCTCAACAGAGGATTACGAGTGGGATAATCCTACTTTGCTATGGGATATTCAGGTTAAGGATGATGACCCTACAGCTCTTATTATTCAGAATAAGGCTACAGGAAAATATCTTTCGCCAGAATATGTTTCTATCAATGGCGAGGATAGAATAGGTTGTGTAGACACAGCGGCTGTATTCAATATTGTTTATACTGGTAATGGTAATCCTGCAAAGTCGGGCTTGTCGGAGCAGATATCACTTTTCCGTATCACTAGTCCTTCTTTCAAAGGTCAGCAGATTCGTGCAAAGAATTTCACTGATAATTGGATTTGGGGTGGTGGCACTTGGGATCGTTCTGATATGGTGTTTACATTCAGCGAAGTAGACAAGGCTTTGGTGTGTCTATATTTGAAACAACTAAATGCTGCTATCAGTCAAGCTGATCAGACTCTTACCTCTGCTGTTGTTGGTAATGTCACTTTGGGATATCCTGTTGAGGCTCAAAATATATTATCACAAAAGGTTGAAGAGGGCAGGGCTTTTCTTACTAAGGCTTCTGCTGATGGTGATGCTTACAGTCAGTCGCAAGTTGATTCTGTAGTTGCAGTTGTTAATGCCGCAGTAGCAGATTTTAAGAAGACACAAATTATGACTTTTGCTGGCTATGATGCCGATGCTACATATAATATCTTTAGCTATGGCACAATATCTAGTGCTAGCACAACAACTGCTGATGCTGCTACTGGTCGTCGCTATTTAGTTGCTATAAAAACACAGGATGGACAGGCTGACTCGTTGATATTCAAAGTTGGTCCAAGTGATGCTGATATAGATGGCGGAGCTGATAATCCAATAGCAGAGAGTGCTGAGGCTCAATGGATGGTTTCGGATGCCAACAATGGTATGGTATATTTGAAGAATCTCAAAACTGGTACTTATCTTCAAATTGCTAATACTCTTTCTGCTAGTCCTGTGAGCGTATATCCATACTATGCGGCCGAAGACAATAGTAAGCATGCTTTCTATATCGAAACTTCCAACGATAATAATCGTTGTCTGAATGTAGGAACTCCGGATGCAAGTGGTATGCAAGGTAACCTCTCGTTTGCTTATCCAGCTAATCGCACTCGTCTGCGTTGGCTCTTCGAAGAGGTTGAAAGCAAGACCTCGGCTGTTTCCACAAATGTTGCTGAAGTTTTAAAAGACAACAAGAAATATTATAATCTTCAGGGTATGGAGATTCTGCGTCCTGTGAATAAGGGAATCTATATCCATAATGGAAAGAAGATTATTGTGAAATGATTATAGAGAATGATACTCGTGATAAAAATGCTGTTTGCTATTTATTTGTAGCGAACAGCATTTTTTTCTTGCTTTTAGCTTCAATCTTAGATATCGTTGTGTATAGTTTACTCTTTTCGAAATCTATTTTTGCTTCCTATATATATAATAATGTATATACGTTTTAATCTCTCTATAAGCTTCAATCTCTCTTCTAACCACTCCTTTTTATGGGATTAAGCAGAAAATGACTGTAAACAGCCTTAAAAATGCCTATTTTGCTTGATTTATATCAAATATAACTTAAAAATGCAACTTTTTTACAAAAAACTCTTAGAAATATTTGGTGGAATGAAATATTCGCAGTACTTTTGCATCCGCTTTCGAGAACACCGCCACGGTGGTTGTTTAAGAGATAGCAAAAGATAGAGATCTTTGAAAGGTTTACATAGACAGAGAAGTAGTACAAGAGCAAACTTCCACATTATTATATAGTGTAGAAGATTTGGGTAGAACAACCGTTCAATTCTTGGAAAAGAATATTTTCGGTAGCGTCCTGAAGACAGACAACAAACGGATAGAGTAATCTATCAAAAGATATT